ATGCGTACTGGTTTTTATATTGTAGGCACTTTAAAAGGTTATAAATCCTTATCTTTTACGAATCGGGAAACTGGAGAAGTAAAAGAGCGCCATAATATGGGGATTCAACTTCAAGAGCCTGATGGTTATGGCGGTTATAACACATCAATTCAAGAAGTTAAGATTGATGATCGTTCTATGAATGATGCGTTAAGAAATACGATTAACCGTTTAAAAGATAAGTTAGTCATGATTTTAGTTTATCCGCGTGAATGGGCTATGGAAAATGGCCGTAAGGGGATTACATATAATTTTGATGAAAGTTCAATTATTGAAGAATTGAAACAATAAACTATTTTGGTTTCTCATTTATGGGCAATGAAATAGAGATTACAACACAATTATGCCAGTCTCAAATAGGCTTAGGTTGTAATAATGTAATTTTGAAAATACCACAGAACGAGGCTATGAAACTTCAATCTGTGGCATTTTCAAGCAATGGAAATCAAAGTTTTTCAACAAAAGATTTTATTCATCATGTTGATAGCTTTGGATTTTCATTTGGTCTAGTGCTTATTTTTTATTTGATAGCTAAATCTGTTGGGGCAGTTTTAGCTATTTTTAAATAAGCGCGTAATTTTAACTCAATATAAGGAGTTTTTTATGTCAAACCTTAAAAAATATCTTGTTTCAACAGTTGTTTTGGGTTCTTCATTAAGTGCTTTTGCTCAAGGTGAAGCCGCTCAAAAGGTACAAATTGATGTAAATAGTATGCTTGGACAAGTGGATTTTTCTACTGTAATTGCAGGTATTCTTGCTGCCGGTGGTGTTCTTATTGGCCCTCGAATTGCCAAAATTGGTATTAGATTTGTTTTGGGTCTTTTTGGCAAGTAATAATAAGGGGATTAACATCCCCTTATATATTTGAGGTGCGTATGTTATGGGATTTAATGTATTTTTTTCTTGGAATCATTTGTGGGTTAGTCGTCGTTCTTGGCTTGAACAACTTATAATTATTCTGTTTTTTTCCTTCTTTTGTTGCTCTGCTTTTTCTGTAGATGAGACATTTTCTAACGAAAATAAAACTAAAATAATAGTTAAAGATTTATTAGAGAAGGCTTATAACAGAACCTATAAATTACCGGTAACTACGACAGCTTCAAATGTATCAACAATTCAAGAAATCCGTAGAGCAAATGTTTTACGTAGTATCGCCAAAAAAGCTACCAGGGCATCAGGTCTTTTATATTCAAAGCATCCAATCACTGGTTTAGCTGTGACTTTTGGTTTGGGATATTTTACAGATCAGTTAATTGATACAGCTTTTCAGAAATTTACATCATCATCTAAAGATTCTTTAGGTTTTTATGTTATGGCTAAAAATTCTAAAACAGGAGAACTACAAAAAGTTTATTTAGAAGAAGAGCCATCTTTATTTAATCCAGTATTTGTAAATCTACAAGATAATCAGGTTTTTACTTATGAAGATGCTTATGGTGCTTGTCAATCATCTTCTTATGATGAAACCCTTAATTGCGCGATTAATAAGGTTTTTGATGAAAAATCTAAGAAGGGAAATGTTAGTGAGTTTAAAGTTGTTTCTAAAGATAAATCGCCAATTTATGCTGATGGATTATTAATTAATTATAGCTATAAAGAGTGTTTTATAAATTCATCTAACTGCGTTGCACAAAGATCATTTTTTACAGTTAGGATACTAAAAAAGGTACAACAATCGTCATCCTCTAAATCCCAAGTTATTTGGTCTGAACAAGTTGTTTCAGAAGATCAAGTTGTTTTACAAGATGATACTAAGATTGCTAATTTTGCAAAAAATGCAGTTTCATTAAATAGTGATGAGTTTACTGATGAAGAAAGAAAAGTAATTTCGAATATAAATCCTAACGATGTAAGAAGTTCTTTTTCTGATCCTTCTTTGAAAGTTAAGGATTTAAACGGTTTTAGATACTCGGAAGATATGTTTGATAATGTTGGCCGAACAAGCAATTCCTTATTGGGAAGTAAGTTACAGACAGAATCTAGCGCTACATTAAATAATATTGATTTATCTTCTCCGTCGGTAGATATGCCAGATATAAATCCTCCTACAGCTTATCAGATACTTTCACCTTTCAATGATTTTTTCCCAAGTTTAAAAAATTTTGAAATTCAGGAAAGAGAGATTCAATGTCCTGTTTGGAGTGGATATATTCCATATATTGAATCTAATGTTACTTTAGATGGGCATTGTGACTACATAGAAAAAAATAAAAATATTATCTCTTCCTTAATGTTATTGATTTGGGGAATTGTTGCTTTAAGAGTTTTATTGAGTGCCTAAGGAGAATTGTTTATGTATGGGGTTATATTTGCTGCTTTATCTTCATTAATGCAATTTTTGGTTAGGGGAGTGATTGTAAAATTCTTTATATTTTTTGCTTTATTCTATGTTACAACAGAATTTGTTCCTGTAATTATAGAACTCTTTTTGCCTACAAATATTCCAAATATTAAAGAATTATTCAATGCATTGCCTAATTCTATTATTTATTTTTTATACATTCTTAAAGTTCCAACTGGAATAAGCCTGTTTATTTCGGCTTTACTTTCTCGTTTCATCATACGTAGATTGCCAATTATTGGTTAAGGGGATTATATGGCTATTTCTGCTTATATTGGATTACCTGGGCATGGTAAATCTTATGAAGTGGTGAAATCTGTGATTATTCCGTCAATTTCATCAGGTCGTAGAGTTGTATCAAATATTTATGGTTTAAATAAGAAATTAATAGAAGAATTTTGTTTATCAAAAAATAAAAAGTTATCTCCTGAAAATTTAGGGGAATTAGTTGTAGTAGATAATGATGCTTGCTTAAGTGAGAATTTTTATCCCTATAAAAATGCGATAGATAACAATATTGAAACGTTCTGTAAACCAGGTGATTTAATTATCATTGATGAGGCTTGGCGCTTTTTCCCTAAAAAAGAAAAGATTAGCGATAATCACTTTTCCTTTTTATCTGAACACCGTCATTTTACTGATGATAAGGGTATTTCTTGTGATTTTGCCATTCTTAATCAAGACTTAACCAATTTACAAAAAGAACTGGTAGAGCGTATTGAAACCACGTTTAAGATGACAAAACTTGTCGCTGCTGGCTTAAAAAGCCGTTATAGAGTAGATGTATTTTCAGGTAATAAATGTTGGAAAACATCAAAGACAGCAAGCTATCAGGAAAAATATGATAAAGATATTTTTCCTCTTTATAAAAGTTATGAAACCGAGAATGGTCGAGAATTAGTTACAGATAAAAGACAGAATGCATTAAACAAATCTAGCATTAAGTATTTTGCCATTTTTTCTGTGCTTATTTTTGGTTTTTCAGTATATAAATTGATTAATTTTTTTCATCCATCAGATTCGAACACCTCTCAAACGGAACAAACAATACAAGAAAATAGTGAAGTAAATTCAGTATCGCAACCTAGTAATCAGTTGCCGATTCAAATAGTACCGCCTTTATCAACACAATGGCGAATTACTGGTGAGCTGCAAAAGTCAGGAAAAAATTTTGTGGTCTTAGCTGATAACCAGGGAAATTTGCGTTTAGAGCCTCGTTCTAGCTTTAATTTTACTGGCCGAATGTTAGAAGGAATTATTGATAATCAGCGCGTTAATTATTATTCAGGAGTTAAACAATGAAATTACAACGTAACATTTTATGTCTGTTTTCTTTATTTGTTTTGGGATATGCACAAGCAAAGAATGTAGATTTTAAATTGGAATCAGTGCCATTACCTAAAGCGGTAGGAATGATTTATGACGAGGTTCTAGAAAAGCCTTATATGCTTGATCCAAAATTGGCGGCTGATACACGATTAATTAGTTTTCATACTACTGAAAATCAAGATTTTAATCAGTTTATTACACGTTATTTTGAAAATATGAATGTAAAAGTATATGAGAAGAATGGAGTAGTTTATCTAGCTCATATTGAGCCAAAACCTGCAAAAATTATTAAAAAAAGTTGATTTATCTCTAAATCATGATTTCTCTTCAAGTTTAAAAAGCTATCGAGAAGAATTTTCTGATGCAATTAATCGTGTTATTACTTGGGATATTGTAGAAGTATCAAAAAGATTAAACAATGAGATTGAATATATAAACAATAATTTCACTCCATATACTCAGGATTTATTGTTTATACTCCTTGCAGATAGATTTCATAGTAATACTGAGGAGTACAAAACTATACTTGATAAAATAAATAATGACTCTATTAGGTGTTTTAAAGAAACAGTTGATAGAACAGAATTCAATTCCATTTTAGAGGTGGTTTAA